TATCCTCCAACTTATCCTCCAACTTATCCTCCAACTTATCCTCCAACTTATCCTCCAACTTATCCTCCAACTTATCCTCCAACTTATCCCCCAACTTATCTATTAAATTACACAACTGATCTATTTTGGTGTTTTCAACAAATAATATTAAGTAAAAATTTTTTAAATCATCATTCTTGAGCGCCTTGCCCGCCTGCATCGCATCAGCCAACGAGAATCCGGCATTCTTCGCATCGTCCGCCGATTTGATCAAACCCGCCTGCATCGCCTCAAGCGCCGAGAATCCGGCCTTCTTCGCATCGGCCGCCGAGAATCCGGCCTTCTTCGCATCGGCCGCCGAGTTGATCAAACCCGCCTTCTTCGCCTCAAGCGCCGAGAATCCGGCCTTCTTCGCCTCGCCCTCCTTAGGAGTATAATATGAATATATACGTTTATTTAACAAATTATATGACTGGGTTTCTGTTTCAAATAGTGTGTTTAATTCACTAGTATCGTCTTTATTTATAAGGTTAACCAACTCCTCTAGCGCGTTTAGAGCATCATTCACGCGCACCACTGGGTCATCGACGACCTGCACATCGCCCATATCAGAAGAAAGTGCTTCATTAAAATTTATATGTAAATAAACCTTTGACAATTCCATTTTACGAAAATTTTCTTCAACATTAAAATAATCATTTAAATAATTCGGGGGTTCTCTTGTTTTAGTTATTTCTCTTGTTATTATCTCATGGATGCCTTGAAATAACTCAAAATTACCAGACATCGTTTTATTTGTAATTTAGTTATATTAGTTAAATATAAAATTATGGATAATCCGGCGAATCATAATTCGTCCAATAATTGGTTATTTTTAAAAAATTATATTAGCGACTCATCATTTACAACATTTAAACAAGATAAGAAACATAAAGAAGTTAGATTAGATATCGACGATACACTAAGTATGAGCAGTATTGACGATAGTTCAATGCAAGATACTAATGAATATAATAGTCACGATACAGTAGAAGAGTATGAAATGCAGTTCAAAGAAAACACAGATGAAAAAAAAGATTATTCTACAATATTGACTAAGAGTAAGCTGCGTAAATTGAGTTTACATGCAGTAGAAAATCAAGTAGACAAGTATTACAATGACGACAACCATTCTTTCTCGTCTGCATTAGATATTTTAGCAAGTTATTTAAAAGGTCAAAAAACAATTTATATCGAAGCAAAAGAATTGTCAGAATGGAGGTTAAATTGTCTTATGTTGCCGGCATTAGTTTTATCTGCTGCGGCTTCCGTAGGAGCGGAAACATTGGGCTGTGCCGCAGAACACCGATTTGCTCTATGTATAATGAATGTTGGCGTATCTTTATTTCTAGCAGTAATAAATTACTGTAAATTAGATGCTGCTGCACAGGCCCACAAAACATCAGCCGTTCAATACGACACCTTACAATCAAGTGTAGAATTTTTATCCGGAGCAATTTTACTAGGATTAAAGCGTGATTTTGAAAATAGTAGATCGGACATGCTGAAAAATATAGAAGAAAAGCTATTTTCAGTAGAAGAAAAAATAATGGAAATTAAACAAACTAACCTATTCCTTATACCACGTGAAGTAAGAATATTGTTTCCGGTTATTTATAACACGAATATTTTTTCTTTGATAAAAAAAATAGACGATCAGCGAAAAACACTGCTTACAAATCTAAAAAATATAAAAAACGAAATTAGATTCATAAATTCAATACAGGAATCAAATCATAATATTGGAAAGGAAATGTCTAAAGATCTAAAATATCAATTGATGTTATTGTTTGACAAAAAGAAAAAATTGTTACAACAAATATTACTACTTAAATCAGCATATTCAGTAATTGATCAAATGTTCAATCAAGAAATACATAACGTCCAAAAATTAAAGCGAAACTGTATAAAATATTGGCTCAACCCCCCACGTTATGTATCTTCAAAAGAAATAAAAAAAACTAAGATGTTTAATGTAGAAAATATTTTTTTAGATCCGCAAAAAATAAATGTTTTCTTAGAAGAATTAATAGACCCATTCAAAGATTGCGATAAATGCGAACATGTAGAAACAAAGAATACGTCTTCAACCAAACATTATGAAACGTTGTGGTTCGCCGCACATGAACAAGATTGGTTAGATTCTAAAAGAGACATAACTAGTCCTACACATAATCACCGCGAAGCGGAATATAGTAAAGTATAACCAAGTATATTTTGCTAATAAAATTGTAATTACTTCATATATCCACTACAAAGAAATAAAATTAATTCTAAAAGCTGTTTTGTATCGTAATCAAACGAATATTGGTCATTAATATATTTAATAGTCAAATACTCAGTCTGGGTAAAGACACCCGCGTCTTTACAGCTATGTAATATAGCATTAACACTTTCCCACGACAAGGTATCGTCGCACGTTTTATATTTCTCGGCTAATTCAATAAGTTTTCTGTCGTATTTTACGTTATTTATTGTGCTATAATAAGACATATATTAGCTACATAGTTATCTTTTTAATTGCATTTTCACAAAAGATAACTAACCAAATCATAAAATTAATCATGAACTTAATCATATGAAACCGAAAGTATTTCACTGCGTATGTGTCAATACTTTCATACCCACGCTTATGATAATAATCTCGCACACCTTCTCCGGTAATAACACTAATACCATCGAGCCCGTGAAACCAAGAAATATACTCACATATTTTCAAAAGCCTTTTTCCAATACCCATATGCTGTGTAGAAATGTTTTTACTGAAACCAACAGGCACAATATTATTGTAAACGTGCAACTCGCGAACAAGTCCGGTAAATTTGATGGCGTGAAAAACGGGATCGTGGTCGGGAGGAGGAATTCGCAGCCGAATAAAGCCAAAAATCACTTTTTCATCATAACTTTCCAGTGATACAAAATATTCAAGACTATCCGACGCCCAATATTTTCGCACCATATATTTACTTCGTCTAATATTATAATCAATGTGTCGTCCAATTTCTCTACTGCGAATATCTTTACTGTAAGTTTGCATTTTTTTGATTTTTACATCCAAAACCTGTCGCATATTCATGCACGTATTTCCGGCGCTGATGTATGTAAGCGGAATGTCGCGCACAATTCTAGGAATTCGCATCCACGGTTTACATTGCAACATTGCATATTCTACAACATCTAATAGCGAATCGGGGGTTTTTTGTGAATAAGGCGTGTATTTCCCGGATTTATGCCATTTTTCAATAACCGTCCACGGAACCACTTCACAAGGATAGATTTTCATTTGGTCTGGTTGCAAAACACTGGTGTTAAATAGTATATCAAACATAGCCTTGTCCATTTGTGGTGTAGAACCAGGCAAATCCGGCATAATATGAACGTCTATTTTGAAACCATTGTTTTTCAAGTATTTAACACATTTAACCGAATCATCAAATGTATGCCCGCGATTTATTTTTTTCAAAATACCATCATTTATATGCTGGACTCCAAGTTGGATACGGGTTGTTCCTGTATTTCTGAAAAACCACACCCAATCATCGTCGATTGCGTCAGGACGCGTTTCGATACAAATACCAATAATACGAACTTTACTGGTAATATTAATATTGATTTCTTCGTCTAGGGAATATGGCGATCTTTTAGGCATAGTATCGTAAAATGTATTTGCACTATAGAACAAATCGCGATGAAAGTCAATCAAATATTCTTTTGGGAATTCAGTGTATGTTCCGCCTTCGATAATCAAATCCAGTTTATCGACTTCGTGTCCTTGCATAAGAAGACTGTTCATTCGATTCATCATTTGATCATACGCGTCCCAATTATTCTGAAAGCCGCGCGATACGGCGGGTTCGTTTTTTAAGTAACTTCGGGGCATATCGTGTTCTGCTCCATTTTTTACAGATTCGTCCGGGCAATAATAACAATTATGCTTGCAACTAAAACTTTGTCCGTGTGGATGCGGCGATAACAACACTGCAAAACTATTTACACCCGATAAATTCCTACTTGGACATTTTTGTAACATAAGCCAAAACTTTTGGTCACTTGCGATTTTCCCAGATTTAATCATTTTTTGATAGACATAGACGAGGAAAGATTTCTTCACAACAATATCGCCTCTTTTCTGCAATTTCGCATACAATTTGTTGAATTTTGCAAGGTTATTTTCTGATTCAGAATACAAGCGATTCACCAATTCTTCATATTTGTGAAGGTTGTCAACATTAATACGATTAAATTGCGAATCATTATTTCTGTAAATAGATTCAATATCTTGCACGCGTTGAGATGAACACGCCATAAAAAGCCATTTAATACAATAAAGAATTCAATTTTATATAGACAATAAATTTTATATAGACAATAAATTTTCTATAGACAATAAATTTTTTATATGTAAATATATTAACATGCCTTCCCGAAAATGCAGAGACAACGAAGTAACAAATCCTAAAACCGACAGATGTATACTAATAAACGGCGTTACTTATAACGAAGTGTTTAAAGATAAAATAAAGCTTAATAAAGCGATAAAAAAGAAACCAAAATTAACAAGAAGAAAGTCACCAAAACCCGATGCACAACCACAAGTTCAATTAAACGAACCACCCGAAATTCCACAATTAGAAAAAATTAAGAGAGAATGCCAAGACGATGAAGTAGTAAACCCAAAAACGGGAAGATGCATAAAGGTTGGTGGCGTGGTTTATAAAAATGTATTCAAAACGCGTATAAAACTAAATAAGGCAATAAAAAAAGGCGTAAAATTAACAAAGAGAAGCCCGCCAAAAAAAGAAAAACCACCATCACCGCCCGCAAAAATATACAAAAAATGTCCAGAAGGTAAAGTTTTAAACACCCATACGAATCGTTGTATTGCAATAGGGACAGCTCTATACAAAGAGGCATTAAAAAAGGGGTGGCTACATTTTGAAAGAAAGAAAAATGTTCCCTTTGCCGAACCACCGCCAAAGAAAAAAAGTAAACCTAATACTAAAGACTGCAAAAACAAAACAACCTTTATGATGTTTGAAAATGTAGGAAATATTGAGGGGAGCGATTTAATAAAAACACCAGACGGATATTGTTTTTCCGCAGAAGAATTAATAGCCTATATTAGCAGCGAAGCATACGACAACAAAAACCCCCACGATACATCTAAACTACTATTTTACAAGAGCGATTTAGATAATACAAAAAAAAATGACTGGTTACTTGAAAACCCCCAATTAGTCGTTGCTATAAAAGACTATTTCAAAAAATTCGAAGAAAGAAAACAAAAGAGGAGAATGATTTATCTAAAAACAATCGACGTGCTACACGAAGTATGTAATACGGGCAGAATATGCTACTATAATAACATTACATCGTGGGAAAAGGGTGATTCGTCAACATTTAATCGTTCCATAAAAGCCTTAGCAAATTTATCTCAAATATTAGAAAAGCTATCAGAAAAAGAAAAAGAAGCCTATTCAAATGTTATTAAAAAAATAGATGAAGCAGATAAAGGTCAAACGTGTATTCATGGCGTCGGATCGTCATTGATGCTCTTTGCTTTAAATGAATTTGCAGGATTTTCACCATCAGTAGGTAAAGTATACGATAACACAAAAACAGGATTAATAATTAATAAAGCCAAAAAATCGGGTTTAACATATATTATTTCATCGGAACACAGATTTACACCAAATCCTAAAAACTCATGGATTAATAAGAGCGACAACCAAGTGTTATTAGACATGATCCTGAGTAAGAATATAATAAAAGACGATACAAAATCGGATTTCTACACAAAGAATTGTGAATATCCTCCCTACATGGTTAGTAATGATTCGGTAGACGAATGGAAGGAACTAGACGATTGGAGAAAAGTGAAACTTAGTGACAAATTTACTTGCTTTGATTTATTCTTTTTAATAAAAACACTCACCAATGATTTGAATGTAGCCAAGAACAATAATCCATATCCTAGTTATCCAACTAATCCATTTACACAAAAAATATTCACCCAAGACGAACTAAGTATTATTAAGGGACTTTGCGACGATAACTTCATAGAATTAAATCCACCGTTAAAAACATTTTTAGATAATTCTGAGTTATGGATGGACAATTTTAACGAGGGTTGGAGAAATCGTTTTATTGACAAATTGGAGGACGAAGACTTAAGATTTGTAAGAAAAAATAATTTAATTGACGGCGAATTACATTGTGTAGGAGAATGGAATTTAAAATCAACGTTAACATCGCGTATAGAAGGAATCGTAAATAGCTATTTAAATACGGCAAATCCCAGTCATTTGGAAAAACTAAGAAAAGAACCCAACGAAATAACATCAGAAAAATACTATTTTAAAATGGGGTCAATAACATCGTCAACATTAATTACTCTAGAATACTCTTAGTATAATTTTTTTTGATGTAGTTATAAAAACGTGGTTCAAAGGTATCACTCTTGTATAACAATAATTTTTTTACAAATATTTCATATTTTGATACGTCAATATTATCTTGTTGTAGTAATTGATTTAACATTTTAATATGAAATTTTTTCCATATAATATTTCCATGACTTCTAGAAAATATAATCCATTCGTCGTTTTCGTATATAATAATTTTTCGTTTTTTATAATCTAAAGGAGGCTTTATATTGCTATGAAAACATCTCACCAATGCTGTAAAGATATTGGTCTGATAACAATATTCTAAATCATCTTTTGTTACTTCTATGGAATTCAAATATTCATGAAAAGAGAGTTTGTAATTTAATCTGCGAACTTCATTTTCTAACTGTTTTACCTTATTTTGTAAAAAATCTATTTCATTATCCATTCACAAAATAATATTCTAACAATAAGAAAAATTCAATTTTATGCAATACAATGTAAATACAATGTAAATACAATGTAAATATAAAATTAATAATGCAATCAATCTTATGTTCAGACGTAATTGAACATATATTTTCATTTACAAATATTCAATGTCATTCTTGTATAATGAATATATCAGAAAAAACAATAAAAAATATGTTGAAAGTAAATAAATACTATTATTGTAATGAAATATGTTATTTGACTGTTGGAAATATTGCCCACTAAATTGCAGTTGTTGTGAAACCAAGAATGAAACAAAGAATGAAACTTACAAAGAAAAAATGGCTAGATTAAGACCCGCAAAAATAAAAATATTAAAAAGACATTTACGGGTTTATAGATACCACCTAGAAAATTATTACGCAGACCGCTGTTTGACTATTATTTGAAATACGCTTCCTTAAAATCCGATATTAACATTATTTTTACATTGTGTTTTTCAGCATCCTTCATCTTAGACGAAAACGAGTCAAGCGAAAGTGTAACAAGAACAAATGTGTCGGTCTTTACTTTATCTTCAATATTGCCCCCTACACCAATAATCTCATTTTCCAGATTTTTATCGCGCCCCCCCGTAAATACTACACTTTTATTATAAAGAACATGTCCTTTATTTGCAACAACTTTCTTTTTAAAAACCAGCTTATGGTGCAAATTTGCACCGTCAATAAAATTGATAAAGTCGGGGATTTTTAATACAAACAATTGTGCGGTCTTTTTTGCAAAGCCCTTTATTTTAATCAATTTTTGGAGTTTTTCTTCGCTCGACAACTCGGACGTCAAAATATCAGGATATTCCTCCAAAATAGAGTCAATCCTTTTTTCACCAAACCCGCGCCCAAAGATGTTTGACCCCACCATAAGATCTACGACGCTCATATTATCTATTTTGGCTTTAATATTATTATGCAATTTGTTTGCAGTTTTTTCTTTGAAACCCGAAATAGTCAAATAGTCTTCAACATCCATTGCAATTATTTTTGGAATTGTGTCAAATCCGGCGGCAACGATTTTTGAAATATTACCAGGACCAAGCCCTTCAACGTCTGAAAAGAATCCCGTTATAGTCTTTCGTAAAACGTCGACATTGTCTTCTTTTGAAACCAACATAATATCAACGTGTGTATCATTCCATTTGTATTCAACGTCCGGAAAGTGGGGTGTTTTTGAAGGTTGAACGACATTTCTTATGTAGGGTATAACATCGCCACTCCTAATCAATTCCACTACAGAACCAACATTAATATTGTTTTTCTCTATAAAAGCCGCATTAAATCCTGTTGCATAGGTAATCGTAACGCCATCTAATACAATAGGTTCTATTTGAACACGCGGCTTCAAATATCCATCCTTACTAGCATTCCACAAAACATTTACAACCTTTGCCTCGGCGGTTTGGTCTTTTAAAACCATTTTAAATGCAAACGCGTGTTTGGGATTTCCGGAAAGTCGCTCGTAAATTTTGTCATGACCTACAACAATACCATCCATGTCGTATTCGGAGTGATTTCTCCAAACAAGAAGAAGGTCGGATAATATAGTATTAGACAGTGTCGCCATTATCGTGTATTGACAAACATTTTTATATTTTATTTCATTCTTTAAATATTCGAATTGTGCACTGGGTTTCAAAACGGGTTTGATGACTTCATATGCTACAAAATCTACCAACTCCATTTCACCCGGATTAATTGTTTTAGAATTGATCATTCCGGCCACCAGATTCCTAGCATTAGCCTTATTAACAAAAGTCTTAAAATTTTCCTTTTTTATGACAAACTCGCCCCGAATAACAAAATCGCCTTCGGGAAAATCGAAATAAGGAATCAAATAGCTCACATCTTGTCCTATTTTACCATTTCCCCGCGTATATAGTTTTTTCGTGCTTCCATCATACAAGCCACTCACTCCATCCAATTTTACCGAAACCACATATTTCGACGGATCATTATATTTATTGAGCCACAAATCCATGGCATTAGAAGTGGGTTTTATTTTATCCATAGATGCCATTTCGTATGGCAAACTTACTTTATGTTTTATAAGTTCTGCGCCAATATCGGACAAAACTTCTGCGTCGGGGTATTTTGCTTCGACAAATTCTTTTATTACGTCGTATTCATTGTCGCTGAAAAACGGCGTTCCTTTTGTGTGATATGCGTCGTTTGATTTACGGATAATATTTGTCAAATCTTTCTCAGATAAAGTTTCCAAATAAGCAACACCTCCTTTACGAAACAAATCGACAAACGAAGGAACAATAATAAGCATTGGTTTTTTTATTTGAGGACTAAGCGAATCTTTATCAATACGATCTTTAGGTTCAACATAGTTCAATTTTAGAAACTTGAAAATATCTTTCTCGCTTTTGATATTTTCAATACTTTTTTTTGTTCCCGTATTTTCAATACGATGTTCATTCATCGTATAATTTCGGTCAAGAGCCCATTGTCGCATAGCAGTGTTAAATAATTGACTTCCTGTAAAATATAAGAGAGCAAACGGAAATTCGTGAGACGGCGAATACATGAAATCCACGCGCCTTGCTGGTTTTCCGGGTAGACGAGAAATGACCAAGATTTTTATTTGTTTAACACCATCAGTAAGTTTGTGTAAAATAATTTTCTTATTTACCAATAACTCAATAAATCGCGCGAAAACTTCTTTATTATCTTCTTCGTTAGTAACAATTACATCAATATCGCCGGACGTTTCGGCACCTCGTCGATAACTACCGACGATTTCAAATGTCGCCGTCTTTTGTCCAGTTTCATTTTTTGCCTGGTTAAATACATCATCAAATTCCTTTTTATATTCGTCTATTTCACTACGAGGAATTCGCTTGTTAATATCTTCGTAATATTTAAGCCCAAGTTTCTGTGTATCGTTTAAAAATTCGTCTTCTGATTTTCTCAAATCGTCAATAGTTTTGATACCACTATTGATAATTTTTTTGGCCCCCATCGGACCAACTCCGTATATCTTTGTAAATATTTCAATTAGTGTCTCACTTTCTTTGTTTTTCTTCAAAACCTGAATTTCTCCTTCATGGAGCAATTCCTTAAATTTTGCAATAATACCCGGACCAACAGATTTTACCTTATCAAGATCCTCTAATGAATTAATATCTTTTTTATGAGATAGAATCGCATTTCTTGCATTAGTGTATGCAATTTTTCTGTATGGATCGGTCTTTGTAGCATGCGACATTTTTTCCAATTGCTGTAAGTTTTCCAAAAACAACTGATTATAAGGCGGATTGTGATACATTGTTATTGTATAACTACAAACATTAATTTTAAATAATAATTCAATTTTATTGGGAAGTATGTAAGAGTAAACAATTGATACTAGTATATAAATAAGAAAAGTTGAAATAAATATAATTCATATGATAATAATATAAATGACCATAATTTTAATTGACGCAAGTTATTTTATATTTTACCGTTATTATGCGACCATTGTTTGGTGGAAACATAACGCAGAACCACCATACGAAAATTTACATACCAACGAAGTATTTGTAAAGAAATTTATCGAATTATTCAAAGCAAAATTGAGAGAAATACCAAATAAACTCAAAATTAAAGAACCATATCAAATCTACGTTGCGTATGATTGCCCGCGTGGACAAATTTGGAGAAACGAGAAAATAGATAATTATAAAGGAACACGAAAATGCGCAGATGATGTAGGCGAGTTTTTCAAAATTGTCATGAACGAACGATTATTTGACGCGCCAATAATAACAGGAACATTGTCGTTGGATTGTTTGGAAGCCGATGACATCATCGCACTATTTATAAAAAAAATACATCAATTGCATCCCGAAAGAGAAATCTATGTAATCACAAATGATCATGATTATTTGCAGTTGAAAACAGACCAAGTCTTTTTGATTAATCTTAAATATCAAAGGGTGGGTCATAGTAAAACAACGGGTGATGCACAAAAGGATTTGTTCATTAAAGCGGTTTGTGGTGACAAAAGTGACAACATAAACAAAATATTTAAAAATAAAAAAGTCGGCCCAAAAACCGCCGAAAAATTATATGATGACGAAGATGCATTCAAAAAAATATGTGCAGACGACAGCGATGAAACCTACAACAATTATCTGACAAATATGACGCTTATTGCATTTGTTAACATTCCCGAAAAATATTCGCAACTATTTTATGAAAAATACACAGACATGTTTTTTGCTACAAACTAATGGTTAAAACGCGCGATTCTTTTATTGCCAATTATTAATTCCAAACCGAGGATTGTCGGTGCAACTGGAATAAAATAAGGATATTAAGTCTGTCACGTCGAATACGGGGAGCGCGGTTAAATACCGGATTGTATCCGAATACGCGGGTAACTCTGTGCATTCCATTAAAAATGCCTTTGTGTTTGGATTTTTGGCCAAATTTTCTTTTACTAGCGCTTGAATACCATTATTTACCTTTTCGAAATCGACGCGTTCTCCTGCTGCGACCGCCTCAAATCCATCGATATTTTGGCAACCAATAACATAAAATTGCGAAACATCGTTTTTAACGCCACATTCTGTAAGTAGTCTTGGTAATGTTTGGATAAGCGAATCTGAATTCGCCGTAAGAATTCCAATTTTATCGTCGTTGTTTATGGCGGCCGAAATTATAGGCGTTAACAATAAACTGGACATAAATACGGGGAGTTTGGTGGCTTTCCTAATAATTTTTTGATAGGCCATCAAAAAACCACAGTCGCCCGTGATACCAATTACTTGCTTTTGCTCCAATTTACGAATAGCAATATCCAACTCCATTATTATTGAATCGTTTATTTCTCCGCTTTGTGCTTTTTCAAATGTCAGACCATTTACTACAACATATTCGATTTCGAATTTAAAAGTGTTTTCGTCGTCTACATCTCCGACTAGGGGAGGATAATCATAGTCTATACGTAAAACACCTATTTTTGGCGATGGTTTTTTTTTAGTAGTTTTTTTCAATATTTCATTATGTAAACAAAAGGAAAACATGTTATAATTATATTTAATAAAATGTTTTATGCAAAAAAAATAATTCTAATCTGAAGAGCAACCCTCAAAGTTGTTTGCCAATTGGTAAATTACATAAAAAGGCGCAAAGAAAAAGGCGGCTAAGAAATGTCCAATATTGAATGTGCCTTTATTGCATTTAAATACTAAGAAAATTGCGTAGAAAAACAATAATGTCCACGCAGTAGAAATTGCAAAATTAATCATATTTGTTGAAGGTGTTGGAATGTTTAAATAAACTCCGTCAGATTCTTCGTTGGATGCCATTATATATATATATCAATAATATAAAAATTGAAATAATATTATCCTTAATAATCCCTTCATATAAAATTAGAATGACTACTCGTGAAAAATCGCCGATTATCAGCCTTCAGCGAAATGTTCGCGTTTTCTTGTCCAAATATAGTTTGCTAGAACGAAGGATCGCTAAAATGAATACAATTGCAAAAAAGTCAAATAGCCCACTTATTGGACAAATTGTGGTATACGACTTTAAACAAAAGATTGGAATTATTCTTTACAAGTATATTAACGAAGAAAACAAAATCGGTAAAAATTTCATCTTTCTCCTCAAAAAAAATCTACCAGAAAAATACATCCCCCATCGCGATTATGCTACATTTGTTCTTGTAGAAAATCCCATTAAAAATAATCAAATGGCCAAGATTATTTCTATCACAAACCGAACACCCTATAGTTTTCATGATCTACGTAATAAAACCTATACCGGAGTTCTCTCGAAAAATAAAAAAGACCAATTTGTAATCGATTTTAAATATCATCAAATGTCTTATAAAACAATGCCGCTTCAATATGAAAATAATAACCTATGTGAACTTGAAAATAAAAAGATCATTTTTCAACTAAATCATGCATTTAATGCATGTAATATCCAAGAACTACTGTAGAAAACAAAAAACAATAAAGCATATTGAAATTAATATTATAGCCCACTGAATTTCCCTTATTTAAAATTTCTGTTACTCGATTATTATTATTATTAGGATTTAATATATTTTTTTGTGTTGGGTCGGTAGTGCTCACTTGGGTAGGGTTATATGTAGGGGAGTCGAATATTTGATAATAATATGAATAAGATAAAGTATTGTCAACGCAATAAACCGGCTTTACAGAAATCGCGATAAAAAGAAAAAGCAAATTTTTTAATGTATTTTGCATTAATCATATAGTGCTTATATTGTTTAAATTAGTTTATAAATTGGAGATTGTGGGCATCGATCCCACTACCTCTCGCATGCAAAGCGAGCGCTCTACCATATGAGCTAAATCCCCCTATTTTACCCTACTTTAATTTTCATCATATTTTAAATTCCACATATGTTTATTTTATCAGAAAATAGCTTCTAACTCAATATATGGTTTGAAACCATTGCAGTCATTTTTATTATATACAAAATATCCAATAATACAAAAAACGCCATCCAACATACTAAATTAGTTAGGAGAAAACTATTGAGTTCTTGTGACCCCTCTAATATAATATTTTCTTCGTTTTCATAAAATTCCGGGTCTTGTTCATGAATTATTTCTTCCTCTGATTCCGAATCGGCTTCTTCTTCTTCTACTTCTTCCTCGGCGTCATATTTTTTCCTACATATTGGACAACTATTTGATATTTTTATCCATTTTTCAAAACACGTTTTGTGAATTATTGGATTACAATCACATCGATTATTACTTTCAACTAGTGTATATAGTTCAAATTTTTTCCTAACAAGATTATGACATATTATACACAGTTTCATTTAATATTGCGTAGTAAATTATTTTCAAGTATTATCTTCTTTGAAATTTTCCACATAATTGACATTTATATGCCATGTATTTACCTTTTCCCCTATTATGGCATCTGTCGCGTAAGCATTCCCACACATGTTTACATTTTATTTCTTCTATAGTTGTAGAGTCTGATTCTTGTGTTGATTCTTGTGTTGATTCTTGTGTATTTATGCTTGTAGATTTTTTATTTTTCTTGGGCATATATCACTATTTATATTTACAATCCTAGTATAAAATTGAAATAATTTTTATATAGTTTGTTACTAACTATATAGTTTGTTACTAACTATATAGTTCTTTGCTTATTTATTAAATAGCAAAATGAATGCAATTAAATGCGCAGTTTGTTTGGAGAGTCATGTTCCTCGTAAAATGAATGTTAACGTCGGTTGCGGACACGTAAGTATATGCAACGGTTGTATAGAAAACGACGAAACTATACAACGACATGGAAGAACCGACGAACAAAATGTTTACCAAGGGTGGTGGCACGGTAACTGTCCAATTTGTAGAACTCCTGGCAATTTCATAAATATTTATTTGGAAACGACAGATGAAAATGACGAATACACGTTTTTTACAAATAATAACATCGACTTTACATCACAAAACGATCCGCGAGTAATTAAACTTAATCAGATTATGGCTGGTAATATTAGCCCAAATTATAAGATAATCACAGAAAAAGAGGGGGGCTTGATTTTAATGAATAACATAAAATCAGAAGATTTGGTAATGGCATTTTATGGAACTGAAAGCGATATTTATAATAATCATAATCCACGATTTATTGACGTAACTAATCGTATACGATTGGCACTTAATGTAGGACGTAATGTATTTTGGGTGAGCGATGATAAACTTTTGAAATTTACCCCCTCCTTTAAAGAATGCGATTGGCTTCTTATACTTGTTTGTCATTAAATAAATCAATGACTCTTTTTAGTCTCGTGTAACGAACTTAACTTAATTTCTGCATCTTTTAAACATAAATTAGTATACAAATCCTCCAACTTTTCTAAAAATATGGGAATATTTTTTACATGTATTGAATCAAAATCTTTTTTATTCATAGAACAGTCTGTAATATTATAATTGTGAGTTGATTCCAAATAATGCCAAACTTCCTCTTCTATTTTATCTTTGAATTCGCTATATAAAAAATAATTTCTATCCCATTTAAAAAATGTAGATATTGATGTTAATAAACTAATGGAAATTTGTAAATTCCATATAACCCACCATAAAAATTTATATGCAGAACTTTTTTGATTTGTATTAATAGACGTTAATGTAGGCGCTAAAATACTTGCAATTACTATAAAAACCCTGGAATAAAAATAACAATACTTATAAATTTTTTGCAAACAAGTAACTTTTGTAAAGATTCGCTGAATTCTAAATAATATTAATTTTTTCTCATTTTGCGAAACGGGCATAGATTGCACATAATTAAAAACCGTGTCAAAATTCTGCATTGGATATTTCTTGTAACAACATCGGTCTATTGCAAAAGTTTCAAATTTTAATGGCATAATATTTCTTTCTTCAAATTCATTTTCGTCTTCCAGTTCCCTAACATCTATATGCGAATAACCTTCTTCAAGAATATTTCCACAATTGTCTTCCATATTTATAGTATATTATTACATTTTGAAATTCCCCACAAGACGAAGACTTGCCACATATTTGTTATAGATAGTCTTGATGTATCAAAAAACCAATAAATAACCTTACAATGGGGACTTATAGCATAAAAGGGCGACATTAAAAATCCCATTGGAGTTTTGGGAGAACAATAATAAATATACAGATTAGATGCCGCATAATGAACACATATCCATATAATATATGATTTACCTAATACGACAGACTCTTTAATTAAACTAAATACATGTCCAGTCATAATCATATTATACTATCCTGCTTAGTTTTAAGTATATATGGGTAACCATTAAACTTTAAATGACATTTTCTTGTGCAAATATTTTTGCCATTAGTTCACTATTAAAAACGTAATTTTCTGGCCAACCATACAAGGAAACATATTTTTCTATATGCGGTTTGAGTTTCGGCGCAAGTTTTAATCCTGGATTAACATTCAGTGCTTCTAGTGGAGTTTTTTTATTATGTAATTTTACGTGTTCCTCTAATTTCGTCAAGTCGTATAATGTCTCGTATGCAATTTTATATTCTTTTATAGTTTCTTTAAGAGCAGTAAAGTCGTTGAACATTTGTAGGCCTTCGCCAATTAAATCCAAACTTTTATGCAGACTATCGATATAATTACTAAAAATTTTAAATTCTTGTAAAGAAATATAAATTCCACGCGTTTCCTCTATAAAATCCATTTGAGGTATTTTTTGGGTTGCGTTGTTGGCTGAGATTTTAAGCTTATTTAACA